GAGTTAACTCTAATAGGCTGCATCGCAAGACCACGAGTTGCCCTACCAATAACTGCTGGACCTATTGTATCTGCTGTACGGGGAATAAACGAGTTATCGATTTCGTTGATAAAAACACCCGGTGACACAAATTTAAATTTCTTTGCTGACATAATGTTGCTTTCCTTTTCTAGAATAAGTTGTCATGATGACATGTATATCATAACTTAAATAGTATTTTCATCTTCAAAAGGAGGAAGAGAAACAACAAAATAATGTTCACTTCCTGATTTAGTCGTCAAAAAAGCTTGCTTCCCCGGGAAGTGGAACTCTTTCTCTTGGAAATTGTACTTCGACAAAGTTTTCTTCTCGCTTAACTAACTCTCGATCATCGTTGTCGCCTTCGCCAATTAAGTAACCTAAAACACTAATTGTTATATCTGTCTCAAACATGCGAACTTCTTCGTTAAGAGTTGCTACATTATTATTGTGAGCAAAGTTTTGATCTATAAAAGCCTCATAAATATGTCCATTTCGTCTCAGCAGGAAAGAATTAATCTGTCCTGTTCTTGCAATAAATGGCTCCATCAGAGAATTCATTTGTTGCTGATACTCTGTTCTTAGTGTAATCTTATACTCCAAATTAACATACACAGGGATTGGAATAGATAATGTTTGAATTACAATTTTATGATTCACTCTGGGAAAGTTTCTTTGGCCGGGTGCACCGGTTATGTTCCTTGAACCGGCTGCTACAGCAAAGTTTCTGGTTTTATCTTGCTTTATTTTCTTAGCTATGACCATTCTGCCAGTGCGGCCATCACCATCATTGGAAAAAAGATGAGCTTGAAAAGACCCTTTCATGGCTGGATCCTTGACTATGCCGGTTCTCTCGATNCTCACAACAGGCAAGATAATCGATCCTTCTTTGTCTCTAAGGGACTTATCATCTTTTACTTGAAATGATCTCTCTGGGGATTGCCAGAAAACAGGAACACGGGTATAACCAGCATTTGTTCTAGCACTTAATTCTAAATCCTCTTTTAGCCAAGACATGATAGAATAATCAATGCTTTCTAAAGAAGACTCAAGCATACCTATTTCTCTTAAAGTAAAGTTATTCTTCTTGGGTGGTAACTGTGCAAAATCAAAATCATCAGGTAGCATCAAATAATCCTCTTCTAGCTCGTTTACATACAGCCATCGTTTCAAATGTTTGATCGACTTGACCAAAAAGTTTACGGGGCGATGATAACTTAACTATCTCGTAATAAACTTCTCCGTACAAAACAAAGTCACCTTGCCTAGCAAAAACATCCTGATCATCATTTAGCCTTCTCTTATGGAAGTATACATTAATCATAGCATCTGAATCAACCCCCACACCTTCAAGGTAAGATGTTGTTTCTTCTTCAACTTTAATCAGGGCATAAATTCTTATGGGTGGCAAGAATGTCTTTTCAATTGCCTCGCCATACATGTCATGGAAGTCTGTCCGTTCCATATCAATTGGATAATACAGAATCTGCTGACCAACAACTTTCTCAATAAGCTCATCATTAACTTGTTTAACAAGGTCTCTCTCTTTCTTACCTAAAAACAAGGGGGGTGGCGGCTGTTCTGGTCTGTTCCATTCGTCTGACATTTATATCACCCCACAAAAATTGGTAATGGAGAAGCTTTGAATATCTTCTCGGTTGCTTCGGAAGACTCTGCATCGTACTTGACAAGCTCTTTGTATTCAACTTCCTTGAACATTTCCATAAGTTTTTCTTTTAATTGTTGTTGTTCTTCCTTTGCTTGTGATAAAAGTTCAGAATGGTTTAGTGTTACACTTTCACCCGGTATGGGCAGTGTAGTAAACTTACCTCTAATCTGTCCAAGCATTTCTTTACAAAGAGCAAGAGCATATTTTCTAATCCACTGCTTACCAATAGAGTTAATGTTCTCATAAGGTATGTTACCATACGGCAAGGTATTAATGTTGTTTACACCATCTGTTCCGTCTTGATATCCAGTATTAGTGCTAAATACATCCTGATCATCAATGTAGAATCTAAACCATATCTTTCTAGTATTCTCAAAGCCAAAGTCTCCGGGTCTGGGATAGATTCTAAGCTTGTTATCTATTATTTCATATGAGTAGTGCGAAGTTCTGGTATAAATCGAGTCTTCATATGCAATTGCTTGCATCTTGTTCTGCCATGTTGGTATGATCTCAAAGGTAGAATCATCAGCAAACTGGCCATATGTAGAATAATTACCAATTACATTTATTCCACCGTAGTAACCAAAAAATCTCCACATTGCTCTTGGTGTTTTATAATAAACTTTATTAACAATTATTCTTTTATTGCCCACCTTTCCAGCAAATGGTACAGCATTACCGTCGTCGTCAACACCACTAGTTGATTGAGATTCTATTACGGCTTGAAGATCGTAATCCTGTTGTCCCGATGTGCCATCAATAGAAGCGGAATATTGCTGTATTGTACCGCCATAGCCACCCATGGCAGACATAGCATCACCAATTCTTTTTGCCTGTTGTACTTGGAATCTTGGATATTTAAGACTTGCACTGACTGGACCACTCATGCTTTCACCAAGATGATCAAATGTGCCAGTGACATTACCAAGTGCATTAGATATTGTATTTTTGCCTTGATGCAAGTTTACAATATAAGAGTATTCTAAAACAGACTCTTCATAGGCAGCATAAACATTTGCAGTTGTAAGCTCAATGTCAACTACATCACCGCCAAGCTTTTTAAAGGTATAGGCAACCTGATCTGAAGCACCGCTTAGGAACTCAACAGAGCCGGTATATATGCCGAAGGGCACCGCAGATGAAACATCATCGACAGAACCAGTTGATGTAAGTACAATGGCACTTGTTTGAGATTTAGGGCTAAGGTTAGTTGGCATTTAAAAGGTTCCTCAAATTAATTAGTAAACAAGCGATCAATGACCGGTTTAAAAAAATATTAGTTTTGAACTATTTCAGTTTACTTTTTCTGAGTTGTCTTTTTAGTTGTCTTGCGGGCCCGTGTTTTGGTTGTCTTGGTAGCTTTTCTAGTATTTCTAGTTGTTACAACCGTTTCGCTCGCTGTATCGGTAGTTGCACCAGTCTCCGTGTCGGTGGTTGTACCGGTGGTAGTGCCGACTGTAGTGCCAGTTGAGGTACCAACGGTTGTGCCAGTTGTAGTATCATCTACAGTTGTGGTTCCGGTAGCAGTGCCAGTGTTAACTGCTGCTGCTGCTTCGTTAAGTGCTCTTGCCTTAAGCTTGAGAGCTAATCTTTTTCTTGGGTTCATGATATATCCTCGCTATAAAACCTGTAAAGTAAATAGTGTTATATTAACAAAAAAGAAAAACCCCCAACCCGAAAGGGAAGGGGGAAAAGTATGAAAACTTATTTGTTTGCCTGATAAGCTCTTAGCCAGCGGCCGGAAGCTTGGCTTCATCGCCATCTGCATCGAACATATTTGCAATCCAAGAGGTTGCACTAACACATACACATCTAACATATGTAGCAGTGCCCGGGACTGCGGATTCAGCAGCGGCACCGGAACCGCCATTAATAGCAACATTGTCCGGGTCGCTTGATCTAAGCTCATAACCAGTTGTGCCAGTTTCTGTAAGATAAATAATTGTTCCCGGTGTTGGTGTTGGGAGAATAACAATGTGATTAGCATCACTATCTGCATCAACTGAAACGAACGACACACCATCTTCAATAGTAGCACCGGTATCAGTCGCAGTTACTGAGGTAGTGATCACCTGTACTCCTTTGAGTCCAGACAAAATAGTACCTGCACCCATTGATATTTCTCTTTTTAAATTTTCAATTAAGGCCTCTACTCTCGCGAGGCCAATTCTTTTACTTCCCATGTTTAAAACCCTCCATTTATAATCATGTCAAAAACATAATAGGAAAGACTACAATTGTAGCCTTACCCATAAGTAGTTTTGTCATACAGGAAAGCCCCCGTCAAAAAACGGAGGCTTTACACTGTACTTTCGCTATGATCTAGGATCAGCTAGTTGAACCAGCTTCTCCAATGATTCCACGACAGACAACTAATCCATACATATCTGGACGGACCATCTTCTTCGCATAGCGAGTCATGACTCCCTTACGGGGCACGAAATCTTCAGGTCCGAAGATTGTTGGTGTAGTTTGAAGTGGGACATATGGAGCATACACATAACCGCTTTCAAGGAAAGAGGTTCCGCGACGACCAACGAGGATCACACTGCGGAGGAAGTATGGATCGACATATACATCGAACTTCTTGCTGATTGCACCGACTCTAACCGCACCGGCAGAACCTCGCTCATCGTCAGCAGTGACGGAAGCACGGAAGCCAGCAGTGAACTCAAGGATGTTGGCAACTTCAGGTCCACAGACGATGAAGTTAGCACCACCACGAAGAGTCTTGCGGTGAATACGAGCAGAAACATCATTGATTGTTTCAATGAGGGTTTCATACCACTCGGAAACTGTACCGGTGAAGTCAGGGGCAGCCGAAGATGCACCAATTTCAGCACCAGTTTCGCGGTTGACGAACAAGCCGGGGGAGCGAGACCAGTACAAGGTACCAGCGGTTGCACCGACGACGAGATCTTCAAGGATTTCGCGATCAATTTCAAGAGCGATTTGCTCGGAAAGAATCGAAGTTAATTCAACTTCTGCATCAAGGTTGTGGTATGCATTGAGGTCTTGACCCAATTCAGGTGTCCACTTAGCCTTGAGCTTCTTGGTTTGAGCGGTAACAGCAAGAGAATCGACCTTGATGTTAATTTCAGGAATATCAACATTTCCTTCAAGACCGAATGTGTTAGCACCGATAACGGAACCAAGAGCAACCGAACCAGTAAGATTATCATTAATCGCAAAGCGAAGATCAAATCCGTTGGAGCCGGTAGCAATACCCATGAGTGAAGATGCAGTACCATCATCGAATGCAACTGCACCAGATGCTTGTGCAAGAACCATGGTGAGCTTGTAATCTGCTTCACCGGGTACATTGGTGGTAGAGCCAGACGAGAGACGAGTCAAACGACGGACAACTCTAAGAACACCAGCATTGGTGCTGTTAGTAACACCGTGAATGGTAACCAAATCAGCATGAGCAAGTTGTCTTAATGCGGAAGAACCAGACATTTCAACAACTGCAACCATCGAACCAGAGAGATCTGGGTCGTAGCTACAAAGCTTATCGAGCTTAGTTTGCTGAGCAGTGGTCAAGCCATCATAATCGGCACCACCGGGATCAGTTCCGTTAGCACCAACAGCACCCGAAGCGACGAGAACTAATTGTTCAAACTTCACAAAGAGCGAACCAGTTGGCGATGCATAGCCGTTGTTAAGTCCGTAAGGACCAGTTTCTGCATTGAAGCCAGACAAGCTGACACCACCAGTGATTTGCGATCCAACAACTCCGCCACCGTAGAACGAAGTGTTAGCTGCATATCCATCCTTTGCAGGGGTTGGACGGCTTCCATCAACAGTAAAGTCGAGGAAGAAAATGAGACCCGATGGGAGACTCATAGGTTGAACGGCGACGAGATCGTTGGCAATAAGGCCAGCGAAAACACGACGAACAATTGGGAAAGCTACAGCGGCGAAACCTTCGACATCGCCACCAGCCATGGAAGAACTCTCACGGAGCAATTCCTTTGCTTGGTTTTCAAGCAAGCGAGCCATGTTCTTGCGGGAGACCTCTTGGTCAAGTCCCTCAAGAAGTCCTGTCTTCTCCCACTTGGAAAGAAGAGCATGACCTTCAGCTCGCATATCACGATTGACAACACCTTCGGTCAATCTTTCGATAATGCTAGACATAATTAAATCACCTCCTTTTATATGTTATTTGTGTTATTTAATTCCAGCTAGTCTTCTCATACGATCCGAAAAAGGATCCTGAGAAGTTGCTTTGGTCTCTTTACGAGACGCGGTTAATACAGAAGACCTGTTACTAATTGCTTCGCTAAGTGATTGTGGGCTTCGCTTAGGCTTAGCCTCCACTGTGCTTTGAAGTGTTTCGTAGATTGTTTTTGCTTCTGCGACTGAACCCGCACCGGAAATTGCTTCGACAATCTTATCTTTTTGTCGCTCATTTAAGGAGGAATTTCTTAATACACGGTTCGTATAAAGAAGTCTTGCATTGGAAAGGTTAACTTCATAGAGATTTTCTTTAAGTTGTTCCATAGCAGACTCATACTTCACCAACTCTTCTTTAAGGTTCTCATTACTTTCGAGAGCCTTTTCAAGTGCTTCGTTGGACTCATTAAGTTCTTCTTGCTCTTCTTCAAGTGTTGCTTCTTCTTCACTATCGGTTGAGGCTTCATGGGCGAGTTCTCTTTCTTTCTCGTCCTTAATCTGTGATGTGGGGCGGCCGGCCCAGCCAGACAAATCAAAGTTCATATCTGCGGTAAGCTTCTCCATTACAGAGTTAAACAAGGAATCCATGTCAACATCCTCATCTAAGCCTTTTGATTGTTCAGCATCTGCTGCAGCCTTCGCTGCATCATCATCCACAGGATCAACATCAATTTCTTCATCTAATTCTTCTGTGGCGGACTCACTTACAATTTTAATCATTTGAGTTTTGTCACCGTTATGTCCGATTGACATATCGCCGGGTCCATCATCAGTAATTTTATCAAACTTCTTTTCGGCTTCTGCACGGGTCATTTCCGGCACACCTTCATTCAAATTTTCCTCTTCAATTGTCAAATCGATTTCTTCATCTAAGTCAGTAGCCAAAGTTTCAATTGCTTCCTGAAGGGCACCTAAATCCAAAGTAACTTCAACATCTTCACCTTCTTCCTGAATAGAGTTAAGATTGTTGCCTTCGTTTTCGCCCAAGCCGTCAGTTGCGGCAAGTGGCACATCATCACTTTGATCTTCTACCACATCAGCACCATTAGCTCCGACTGCTTCTTCAGCAGGTTGAGTGTCCATGCCTAAATCTTCTTCTTGCTCTAATAAGCTTTCTAGTGTTTTCTTTACCTCATCGGCATACTTTTCAATAACAACAGATTCAGCATTTTTTAATGCTGATTCGCGAAGTGCTTTTGCATCCACGATGGATTCGTTAAGAAGGTTAGACATGAATTTACTCCTAAATTGACAATAATTCAGAAATAAATAGTATTATTATGAACGGAAAGCAGTTTTTAATGGTCACAATTTATTATACATTGTAATATGAAAGAATCGACCAAGCAAAGCCACTCAAAAGCTCATGTCCGATAAGTTTGACAGAATCACCCTGAGTAAGAGATAAAGTTTGTTGTCCATCAATAAATTGTTCTTGACCTGTTGAGCCTGTTACCGTAACTGCTCCTCCTCCAATATTTTTAATATAATATTGGATGCCTCTATTATTGTGTGTTATGGTTGGCAATGTTGCAGTGCTAGTAGAACCGTTATTGAAAATAATAACATTGTCAGTATCAGCCACGGCATATGCACCAGCCGTCGGTCGAACTGTGTAACTTGCACGGGCAGAGCCGCTAAGAAGGAATGAGCCTGTAACTTCCAAAGTATTAGATGGATTACTTGTATTAATTCCAACTGTATTTTCAGAACCGTCTACAAAAACCATATGTGTGTTAGAATTTGATTCTACACGGAAGTTAACAAGTGAATCCGATCCTTCATTTACCACAACTTCAGGCACAGCACCATTAATTCTCAAACCCTCTTTCATAGAACCCGCATCGCTAGTTTTAAAAACTATGTGCTTGTTGGTTACATTATTTTGCAATAGTAAGTTATCTGAAGTATTGTACCCTATAAATCCTAAGCCGGTGCCGGCACTATTTGATAAGAAAAGATTGGGAGTATTGCTGATTAGAGCGACATCAGAACCAGTGATACCAAGTGATGCTGACAGTTGTCCGGCAACATTTGTGTTACCATTTCCAGCAACCTCAAAAGCATTGGTAAGTGAGTCGCTTTTTGCAGTTATTAATGTTTCCGCTGTCGATCCGCTAACACTAAGCACACCGCCGGCGATATGTCCACCACCTATAAGAACTTGGCCTGAGCCACTGGCAGCAAAGGCAATTCTTTGTCCGTCTGCTGAAGCTCCTTGGAACAAAGCCAAAACATGATTGTTGCCGGCTTCATCAGTTGGTCTAACAAAGAGCATTCCGTCTTGGTTGCTATGACCACCTTTTGTGCCAATAGATAATTTAGGACTGGAACCTGTTACATGTATTCCCAAGGAGCTTGTGATTGCTTGAGCTGCTTGAACAGTGCCACTGACATTTAAAGTGTTTCCGAGAGTGGTGGCACCAACGGCTTGAAGAGTGCTAGAACCAGAAATATCACCAGTTACGGATAATACAGTTCCATTAAATGTAAGATTTGCTTCCGCATTTGCTTGTCCAGTACCGTCAGAGGTTATTACACGATTAGCCGATTGATTGGTAACACTAGTAAGAGCCGG